GATCGCGGCGATCTCCTCGCGCGGTAGCTCTCGGCCTTGACGGACGCAGCGCACGTTATTGTCTCCAGTTGTTTTGATGTAGCGCCGCACGATCACGTCGCACCATTTGGGTTCGAGCTCGATCATGGCGCAGGTTCGCCCGGTGTTCTCGCAGGCTATGAGCGTCGAGCCTGAGCCTCCGAAGAAGTCGACCACGAGCTCGCCCGGCCGGCTGCTGCTCAGAATGGCCCGCTCGCACAGTGCGATCGGCTTCGGCGTTGCGTGCCCGCCTGCGTCGTCTCTTTCTGCTGTGTTTGTGATCGGGAAACGCCACACATCGGTCATTATGTCATGCTCGTCGCTGTCGTTGTGTGTGTTGTCGAAGAAGGCGCGCAGCTCCATCGCTTCTGCTTTCATGCTCTGGTATGCCTCGGACGGCTTGTTGCGCAGTTTCATCACTTGATCGTGTGGAAGGCTGAAGGCTCGGCCCTTAAATGCCTGCTGGAGCTTTTTGTAGTGCCACTCCGGGATCGGCGTGAACTGCGATTTGCTAAACCAGTGCCCCCACATTTGAACGCCGGTGATCTCCGTGAGCTGCTTGGCCTTGAGTCCGGCCTTCTGAGCCTCTCCGACCATATAATCGAGGATCGCCTCGTATGCGTCGTTGAAATGGTCTTTGTTATTGTTGAAGCCTTCGACGCCGCACATAACAAAGAGGCATTTCTCGGTTTCCCTCGGGTAGCTCCGCATGAGCTCGCTGTTGACGCCGAAGGCTGAGTGCTTCGCCCATGTGATGTAGTTTCTGAACGTGATCTGGTTCGCGGCGATCATCGGCCGAAGGATGAAGGCGTAAATATCCATGAGCGGCTCGTCGATGCCCCAGCAGTACCAGCTCCCGTTTTCCTTCAGGATCGAGAAACTGAGCGCAATCCACTTCTTGTTGAACTCGAGGAGATCGTTCTGGTTCTGGTTGTCATTCTGGACGCCGTCGCTTTCTTTTCCCATGCCGTATGGCGGGTCGGTGAAAACAAGGTCGGCGCGCTGCCCGTCGGTTGCCTTCTGAACGTCGCCCATCTTCAGGCTGTCACCGCAGTAAAGCCGGTGGTCTCCCAGCAGCCAGAGGTCGCCGGGTTCGGTGAATGGTTCCTCTGGCGGCGCCTCGGGCTCGGTGTCGCCGTCCTCCTTTTCCGACTCGTTATCATGCAGAGCTTCGGACAGAGCCGTGACAAGATTGCCGTATTCTTCCTCGGTGTAGCCGCTGAGCATGAACGGGATCTCGCCGGTGTCGAGGTCGGCGAACACTTCCGCGAGGAGCTTGTTATCGGTGGTGGCGAGCTCTGCGATGCGGTTGTCGGCCGTCAGGTCGGCCAGCTCCTCGGCCTCGCTGGCGTAGTCCTGATAGTCGACCGGCGCCTCGGCCATGTCGCCCAGCTCGGCGGCCATCATGCGGCCATGGCCCTTAACGATGAAGCCGCTGCGCTTGCTGACGGTGATGGGGCCGCGCCAGCCGGTGGCCCTTATAATCGACGCGAGGAGCTTGATCTGCTCCGGCGGGTGCTGGTTCGGGTTTTTCGGGTTGGGTCGCAGATCCTTCAGCGGGACGATGGCGTCGTGGGCGCAGAACACGGGGACGCCGTCGGCGTAGGCTTTAGGCTTCGCGGTGGTGACATACTCGGCCAGCTCGGGGCCGGCCTGCGGTTGGGGTTTCTCTTTTCCCATCGGTTTCCTCCTTTACCTGTTGAATATTACAAGGAGTATATGCCAGTTTCGGAGCATGGCGTCGAGGGACGAGTAGGGGCACTTGAGGCCGTCGTCTGGAGCGATCAGCACGACCTCGCCCTTGCGCTTTACAACGGTGACGGCATAGAAGCGGCCTGCGTGGAAGCCCATGCTCCCATGCTTGCCGGTGAAGATCGCGCTTGCTCTCACGGTCGGCCGGATCCGCAGCTCGTTCTCCAGTGCCTTGCGTGCTTGGTCTTTATTCATGGCAGTCGCCTTCTTTCCATGTGCAGCGAGGGGTATCAATCGTTCTCGCTTTCGGCTCTTTTATGTCGAATTTCCTGTATTTTGGCGCCCGGAATGTTCCGGCCTGCGGGCAGGTGGCCCAGTGCGGCCGGTATCCGGCGTCGGTGGCGTTGGCCCCGGGGACGATCTCGCAGCTCACGACCTCGCCCCGGGTGGTGACGATCTTGTCCTTGCCGTCCGGCGTGGCCTTGTAGTAGACCGGCGCCGGGTCGCACGGCATGGCCTTCCCGGCGGGCGTTTTGATCCACACGATAGGGGCGCCGCAGCCGCGGCAGGTTGCCTTATTCATCCGGGGCACCTCCTTCGCGGGGCTGAGCTCCGGCGTCGACCGTGCGGCTCCAGATCCCCGGCTCGTACTGTCCGTTCAGCCATTTGTGAAGGTTGGACTCTGCGTAGCTGTTGAGCCGGCCGAGCAGCCGGCGCAGTTTTTCCTCCTCGACCTCGTCGGTGCTTCGGGCAAATATGAGCCGGAGCTGGTCGAGCATGATCTGGACGTCCGCGATCTCCTCGATCACGTTGGCGATGGCCGCGGTGGTGGTGGCCCCGGGCGTCGCCCGTTTGACCTTGCAGAGGGCTTTGGTCAGCTCGGCCATCTCCTCGACGGCCATGTCGATTTGTGCGGCCTCCCCATAGCGGTGAATGGCTCGCAGCATAATGTCGCGGCGTTCTCTTTCGTCCATCATCTGCGCCCGGCCCTCCTTTCGGCCTGCTTGAGGAAGGCGATGCGCTTCTTCAGCTCGAGATCGCTCTCCCCGGGCTGGCGCTCGAGACCGTAGCGGCGGGCCTGCTCGTCGATGTTTTCGCTGCGCAGCTCCCGGCGCTGGCGCTCCTCGGTCTGCTTGACGCCCTCCTTCACGAGGACGACGATCAGGACGACCAGCAGCACGGCGAGGACGATGGCCGTGGGGATCCAGATCGGGGCCAGCACCCACAGCCAGCTCCATGAGATGACGCCGGTGAGCTTCAGGATGATGAAGGCGATGGTCAGCAGCCCGCAGAAGCCGATCCCGCCCGCGGTGCCACTGTTGTTTCTGTTCTCATTCATGGTCTTTTTCCTCCTTTTTGCTGCTGGTGTCGACGAGTCCGACGCCGGCGGCGCCACGCAGGCCGCAGTCGGTACAGACGGCCCGAAGTCCGGGCTCGGCAGCGAGCGCCTGCCGGTGGATCTCGGTCTCCCAGCACTCGGCCCCACAGATAGGGCAGGTGGCAGGCTTCCAGTCGTCGCGCTGCGGATCCGGGATATGCGCCCGGGTCGGCATGAGCAGCAGCCCGCCGTCTCCGACTTCGTGCGGGACGAGTACGCCCGGATCGTCGTCGGGGATCATGGAGTTGAGCAGCTCGTCATACTTGTCGCCGATGGCCTTCTCGGCCGTCTGCCATGCCTCGCCGTGGTCTTTGCCCTCGGGCGTGGCTACATGGGCCAGCTCGTGCGCCAGCAGCTCAGGGGCGGCGCTGATGGGCGCCTCAGCCGAGATGCAGACGATGGGTGCGCTGCCGTCGTCGGGGAAGATGGTCAGACCGAAGGCTCTGTTGCCCGGCTCGTCGCACAGGTCGGGGACGAACTGCGCGTGGTAGTCGATGCCGGGGTAGAGCTCGGCGAAGGCCCGGGCCACGATGGCCGACGGGTCGTTCATGTAGGGCGAGGCCATGGGGCCGATCTGCTCGTACTGCTTCAGGGCCGCATAGGTCTGGCGCAGCATGGCCCGGAGTTCGTCCTTCTTGAAGCCGTTGAGGGTCGGCCCGTTGAGGACGAGGTCGATCATCTTGTCGCTCCAGTCCTCCATCATGTGGGTCTCGCCCATATAGCGGGCGGCCCCGGGTTCGACGTCGACCTTCTCGCGGGTGAGGGTCTTGTAGTCTTTCATCTGGCGCCTCCTTTGAAAAATCCATCAGGATCTCGGTGGATCGCTTCGACCGTGTCCCTGATGCCGCCGGCGATGCACTCGGCCATCTTGGTCGCGGTCGCGGTTTCGGCGTCCTTCGCAGCCTTCTCGATGGCCGGGCCGATCTCCCACGGCTCGAGGCCGGTGTTTTCGTAGGCAGCGAGGCGCTGCACGAGCGTCTCCTTGGTGGCGGGGCTCCAGTAGCCAGTCTTGATGCCGTTGGCCCTTTCATGGGTCATGCGTTCCATGTGCTTGCTCCTTTCTGGAGGGCCGAGCGGGCCGCAGCCCGCCCGGCCGGTGTCCTTACTGCATGATGACGACCTTTCCGGCCTCGATCAGGTCGGCGAGGTTGGTGTTGAAGTAGTCGGCGATGTTCTTCTTGGCCTCGAGCTTCCAGATCCCGCCGTCAGCCTCGAAAAAGCCGATGCCCTCGTCGGGATCCACGCGCAGCAGGAACTCGCTCTCGGGCTGTTCCACCTCGAGGAAGGTGCGGAAGGGCCGCAGCATGACGCGGGGCTTCACCTCGACCAGCGCATTGAGGGCCACGCCCTGCCGGGCCTCCACGGTCTGCGTGACGCCGTTGTCGTTGGTGCTGACGCTTTTCTCGTCCGTCATCCGGCTCAGAAGGTCGAGCAGGTAGGCTGTACCCTCGTTGGGGATGAACAGGCTGCGCAGCTCGATCAGGGCGACCTCGCGGCCGCGGAAGCCGGTGCGCAGGCCCGGAGCGTCGGCCTCGGCGCGGTAGAGGATGTTGCGGGAGAAGTCGGGCAGGTAGGTGGTCATGACCTCGACGCTTTTGTAGCTCTTGGCCTGCACCATGATGGTCGTGCCGACCTTCTCCAGCTCGGTGCGGATCAGCTTGCAGACGCCGTCGAGGCCGCTGACGCTGATGGCCTCGGGCCGGTCGACGTGGGGCGGGATCCGGGTGAGGTGGCCGTCGGTGTAGGTCTGGCCGCCGATCTCGAAGGTCTTGGTCTCCTTCAGGCTGACGATTTTGTCGATCATTTGGGCGAGCATGGTGTTGTCCTCCTTGTGAATGAATATTTATGCGCTTATGCGTGGGTGACGAGCTTGAGCAGCTTCGGGGCTTCCTGCTGCGTGCCGTCCATGTTCATCTGCCCGGGCACCTGCGGCACCATCTCGGCCACGACGAGCTCGCCGTTGCCGTCGCCGGTGACATAGAGCGAGGTGGCGACCGGGTTGGTGGCGGCGAGGGTGCTCTTGGCCGTCACCGAGACTTGGATCTGCCGGCGCTCGTCGTCTGGCGTCAGCTCGATGGTGAGGGTGATCTTGCGCTTGGCGGTGGCCTTGGTGTTGGGGTCGAGGATGTTCTGGATCACCTTGTCCATCTCATAGTCGACGCGCTCCTCGAAGGCGCCGCGGGCCATCGACATGATGCTGTCGCGCTGGTTCTGTTCGTTCATGGGGTTTCTCCTTTCTTTCCGCTGCCGGCCGTGCCATACTTCTCGAGCGTGTCCTTCATCGCTCCGGCGATGCACTCGGCCATGATGGTCGCGGTCTTGGTTTCGCTGTTCTTGGCAGCCTGTTCAATGGCTGCGCGGATCTCGTCGGGCTCATAGCCCGTGTTCTCATAGGCGGCGAGCTTCTGGACGAGCACCTCCTTGGTGGCTGCGCTCCAGTAGCCCGTCTTGATGCCGTTGACTCTCTCGTGGGTCAGACGTTCCATGCTGGCCCTCCTCTCAGGTGGCCGATCCGAGCGTCATCTGCTCGGCCTCGGTCGGGTTGTCTGCGTAGGCTGCGGCCGTCTGGCCCGTGGGGCCTGAAGGCTCCGCTCTGGCCCACACGGCCTCGGTGGCGTCCGAGCGGGTAGCCTTACGGCGGCCGACCGTCGTGAGGATCCCGATCTCCTTCAGCTCCGTGAGCCGTGGGGCGACGTAGTTGCGGTTGAAGTACGGGATCCGGCCGGCTGCGACGAGCTCCTCAGTGATCTCGCTGGCCGTGAGCTCACGGTTGCCGAGGGTCTCGAGGATCAGGCGGCAGCGGGCGGCCCGCTTGGGGAGTACGGCGTCATAGCTGCGGCGCCGGGTCTCTTTGGTTGTCTGGTTCATGTGTTTCCTCCTTTCCGGCCAGCTCGACGCTGTCGACTGGCGCGTCCTTGACTTCAGGCGTCGGCGCTTCGTTGCCCCACACGTCCCATCCCGGGGCGGCTTCTCGGGCAAAAAGCTCGATGCGGGGTAGGTCTCCCATCAGCTCGACGATCTTGTCGCGCACTTCGGCAGGCTTTTGACTATGCCTGCGCAGCGGCGAGAACACGAGCTGACCGACGCCGGCGCTGATGCGCTTCGGCTTGCCTTTGATGGCGATCAGGCAGGGCTCGGTATTACCTCGAGTCCAGCGGCCGAGGCCGAAAAAGTAGCCGTTTCCGCTGCGGTTCTGCTTGATCCACTGGAAGGCGATCGACTTGTATTTGAAGCCCCACGCCTCGATCAGGTCGAGGGCCTCCTGCATCTTCGGGTATGTGGCCCACATAAAGAGCACACAGTCGTCAGCAGCTATCCCCCCCCCGCAGGGTTGACGGGGAGCTGCTTCAGCTCGTTGATGCTCATGGTCGCGTACTGCGCGGCAGCCGCGCCCGAGCATCCGCTGTCACTGTAACTCCACGGCGGGTCGGCGTAGATGATGCTGTATTTCTTATCCGGGAACGGGATCACGTTGTTGCCTCCTTTCTGAGCACTTCCGACTCGATGCCGTGCAGGAACTTGATGAAGCCGGCCGTCGCCGGCACCTCGTAGCGGGAGAGCTCTGCGTGCGTCATGTACTTGCGGCCGTAAATCTCGGCCATATCACGCCAGACGGGCCACGGCACGCGGTAGAAGTCCGTCAGGCTCACGGAGACGAGCACGAAGGCGATGGCGCCGAGCTTGTGATGGGCCTCGAGGTCGTCCTGCTGCTCTTGAGTGAGCCGGCGCTGCTCGATGCGCTCGTCGTCGGTGTGCTTGGCCTCGAAGTAGATGCTCCGGCCGCCCTTCAGGGTGCCGCCATAGTCCGGCTGGGCCTGCTTGGTATAGCAGGCGAGGAACTGGCCCTTGCGGTTCTTGGCGCCGAGGGGCTTCATGGGCTCCGGCGTCTTTTCGATCTTGGCGAGGCCGCGGCTGAGGTAGTAGTCGCACGAGGCCGAGATGATATTCTCGAAGTAGCCGCCGGCGACTCTGGCCTGCTTGCCGCGGATCTGCGCCATCATGTGTTTTTCGGCTGCGTAGGGCGTCGGGTCGTTGTAGCCCTCCGCGTTCTTTCTCGGGTCGTACTTCGTCACGGCGTTCAGCCTCCGATCTCGATGTGGACGCCCGGATCGGAGATCAGGCGGTCGGCGAGCTCGAGGATGACGCTGCCATCCAGCTCGATGCTGATGGGGCCGTGGTCGAGATGCTGGTTGCAGACAGCCATCGCCTTGAAGGCGGGCAGGTGCAGCGTCACGCTGCCGATGTCAGGCTTGTCCTCGGGCTCCTCGTCGGGTTTCAGCTCGCTGATGGCCTCGAAGCCGTTGCGGACGGGGATGCCGTGCGCCTTGGCGAGCTCGATCTCCGCGGCCATGCCGGCCGAAGGGTGGTCGATGCCGAAGGCCCACAGCTCGGAGCAGCCGAGCACCAGCTCGCTGCCGATCTTCAGGGCCAGCTCACGCTCCTCGGGGACGTTGTCGTCCATGAACTGCGTGAGATAGATGTGCGGGGTGACGGGGATGACGCCCTTCTCCACAGCCGCGCGGCTGTACTCCTTGGCGCGCTGGATGTTGTTCTCGTAGTCCCCGCGGCACGGGGAGCAGATGTAAACCTTTTTCATGTTGTTCCTCCTATCGTGAGCGCCAGCTCTGGCCGGTGAGGGTGATGCCTCTGCACATTTCCATGAGCCGGTCGATGGTGGCCCGGGCCGTCATGCTGTCGTGGCTTTCCCGCGGCGTCATGCGGTCGATCAGGGCCTCGGTGTCGTAGTTGGTGGTCACTATGGTCGGCAGGTATGCCTCATAGCGGCCGTTGATGATGTTGTAGACCGTGGAGATCGCCCACTCGGTCGGCGGCTCCTTGCCGATGTCGTCGATGACGAGCAGCGGGACGGTCTTGTAGATCTTCAGCACGCTGCCCTCGTCGGTGTCGCGCTTGGAGAATGTGCGCTTGATGCGCTCCAGCAGGTCGATCATGGTCATGCAGACGACCGGCCGGCCCTGCGCGATCAGGTGGTTGGCGATGGCTGCGGCGAGGTGTGTCTTGCCGGTGCCCGGCGGTCCTGCGATGAATAGGCCGTTGCGGCCGGGCTCGGGGGCCCCGGGCCGGGGCAGCAGGGTGTCGAAGCTGTCGGCGTATCTGCGGGCCGCTGCTGCTGCGCGCCGGTTGTCGTCGGTGAGCTGGAAGGTCTCGAAGGTGCGCCGCAGGAAGCGGTCGCCCATGCCCGACTCGCCGATGATGCGGTTGATGCGCTCCCGCATTTTGCGCTCGGCCTCGGCCTTGCGGTTTGCCTCCTCCTCGGCGGCCTTGGCGGCCTTTTCCTCCTCGTAGGCTTTCACGGCCTGCGGGCAGGTGCACCGCTCGGCCCCGTATGGCGGCCAGATGATGCGGTCGCCGAACTTGAAGCCCTTGTGGTAGCGCATGGCCCCGCAGAACTCGCAGGGGACAGGAGCCGGGGTGTCGGGCAGGTCGGCGACGCGCTCGTCGTTGCTCCAGATCCAGCGGTCGCCGTCGTCACTGGTCTCCGTCGTCGTCTGCCGGTTTGAAGCCCTTGCCCCAGTCTCGGCCGGCGTCTGCATCCCGCTGAGGATCTCGCTGATAGCCTTCACCTGTGCTCACCTCCTCGCCGTTCTCCCAGTAGCCGCCGTTGAGCCATGTGGCCGGGTTGGGGATAAAGCGGCCATTGTCCCGGCGCCACTGTTCGGAGTGCTTCTGAGCGTTGACGGCCTGCATGATGGCCTCATGCAGCTCGGCCGTCGGCTTGATCTTCCTCCACGCCTTGAGGGCGTACTGCTTGCCGACTTTCTTGGGGTAGGCGTTCCAGAACTCGTCAAACCTGACCTCGATGGGCGACTTCTTCCCCGCGCCATCCCCCTCGTCTGAGGGGGTAGGGGGTGTTACTCTCCCTTTCTTTTCTCTACTCTGGTCTACTCTACTCTTGCCGCCGGTCGTCGGCGTGGCGTCCGGCGGTTGTCCGGCGGTCGGCGTCTGGTCGTCCGGCGTATCGTCCGAGGACGAAGCGGCGGCAGCACGGCGGCGGGCCGACCGTTCTTTCTCGGCTTGCCGTTGGTCGATCAGCTTGCCGGCGTACTCGTACCAGTCGTGGATCTCGAGGGTGCCGTCCTCGTTTTCGTCGATCCAGCCGGCCCGGATCAGCGTCTCGGCCAGCTTTTCGGGCTCTCCGTCCCACTGTGCCGCCCGGGCGATCATGCGCGGGGTGATGCCGGCGAGGTCTCCCTTGGGGGCGTTATCGAGGGCCCACAGCCAGAAGGACACGAGCAGCCCCATCATGTGCGGCGGGGTGATCTCGAGCTCGTCGGCTGCGTCAAAGAGCTTGCGGTGGTCTTTGAGTGTTTGGTGCACTTGAAGCCATGCCACGGTCGTCACCTCCTTCTATGCGGTTGCGTGTCTTTGGCTCGTTTTCGGTCGGCCGCCGGTCGCCCGGCGGTCGTTCAGAATGGCAAGTCCCCATTGTCGTCCACCTCGGTGAAGTCGCCGGAGCTGTCCGGGTAGTCGGCGAAGTCGCCGCCGGTGTCCTGATGGCCGGCGCCTGCCCCGTCCTTCTTGCTGTCGCAGAAGTGGACAGAGGAGACGGTGATCTCGGTGGCCTTGCGGTGGTTGCCGTCCTTGTCCTCGAAGTTGCGGCTTGTGAGCTCGCCCTCCACGAGGACGAGCCGGCCCTTGGTGAGGTACTTGCTGACGAACTCGGCCTGCGCACGCCACGCGACGCAGTCGATGAAGTTGGTGATCTTCTGGCCGTCCTTGGTCTTACGGCCGGTGTCGCTGGCGAGCCGGAAGCTGGTGATCGCCACGCCGCTCGGGGTGTGTCTGAGCTCAGGGTCGGCCGTCAGCCGCCCTTGCAGTCCTGTGTGGTTATACATCAGCCTTGACCTCCTTGCTGGTTATGCTGCGCGGCAGCAGCGTCGAGGGAGTTGCAGATCTCGTCGTACTCCTGCCGGGTCAGAGTGGCCGGATCCTGCTTCTTGTACTTCTCGAGGATCCGGGCGATGGTGCGCTCCTTGGTCATGCCGGCGGCCTCTGCCTTCTTGTAGAGGCGGCTGAGCTGCGCCTCGGACAGACGGCCAGAGCCCTGCCCCTGACGCTGCTGGCCCTGTCTGGAGCCGCCAGAGCCGCCCCCGGGGCCTTTACTCTGTGCGCCGAAGTCGCTGTTGTCGGGATCGTCCTCGCCTTGGTCGATGCTGAACTTCTCGAATAGGTAGTATTTCAGGGCGTAGGTGTGGGCGGCCCCCTTGGCCTTGGCCGGGTCGTCGTTCCAGCCGAGGGCGTGGACGACTGCCTCCAGCGTCTCGTCGTCGTTGTCGAGGTTGATCCAGCGGATCGTCAGGTCGGCCTCATAGAGGAACATGAGCTTGTCGCCGTTGTAGGTCTTGGTCTGCATGGTGATCCAGTAGACCGGGTCGCCGTTCTCGGCGTAGCGCGTGGCCTTCTCGCCGATGACCTCGAAGTCGACGCCGAGCTCGTTCATGATGGGGGTGATTTTCTCCCACACGTCGTAGATCTTGGCGTACTTGTATTTGACGCCTTCGCTGTGCTTCTTCTTGACGATCTCCGGGCAGGCTTTTCGCATTTCCACGAGCTTCTGCCGGAGCGTCAGACAGCGGGCCTCGATGGGAGGAGCCGCAGCAGCGGCCGCCTCCGGCTTTTTGGTCTCAGTTGCCATGTGGCACCTCCTTTAGATGTCGACCGTGAAGGTGGCCGGGGTTTCGTAGGCCGTGACGCCCTCCACGATCTCGCCGGTGCTCTGGATGGTGGCGATCTCGCCGGTGTAGGCGAGCAGTTTCTTCAGCTCGCCCCACTTGGCCGACTCCTCGACCTTGACGAGGTCGCCGTAGCCGTTTTCGCGCAGCCACGGCACCAGCTTGGAGTCGTCGACCGTGGCCTTGACGGTGCCCTTCTTGAGGGTCAGGGTGCCGGAGAGAAGCCGGTATTTCTCGGTCGTCTTGGTGGTCTTGTGGGGCACGGTGTTGAAGAAGTCGGCGAGGCAGGAGGTCAGGAAGGCGGTGCCGTTCTCCATGCGCCGGCGGGCGGCTTCAACCTTCTCCTCGATGGCCGCCTTCTGCTGGTCGGCCAGTTCCTTCAGGCGGTTGTACTCGCTGCGCTCCTCGGCGATCTTGCGGATGGCCCAGTCTGCGCAGCGGTCGTCGGTGATGCGGAAGGGGGCGCGCTCGCCCTGCTCCACGGTGCCGAGGTCGACCTGCTCCAGCTCGTCGAGGGTGACGGCCGGCAGCGCCTCGGCCGGGGCCTCGGGGGCCTCTGCCTGCTGTTCTGCGGCGATGGCCGCGGTGGTTTTATCGCTCATGGTGATGCTCCTTTCGTGCGTTTAATATCAGATTGCACTCTGCGGTGAGTATTGCGATCTGTTCGATTTTTGCCGCGAGCTCAGCCTCTATCTCGAGTGAGTGGCATCTGGCCTCGGCGGCTTCTCGTCCGAATATTGCGTCCGTAGTTACTCCGAAGTAGTCTGCGAGGCTGTTAATCACTCTTGCGCTCGGCTCCCTTGCCCCTGTCTCGTATGCAGCGAGAGACGGCTGTGATATACCTATATCCTTAACTGCCGCGAGCTGGTGTTGCGTCATACGTCTGGCTTTGCGCAAGTTTCTGATGTTTTCGCCGATGATGTGGGCCATCGTTGCCTCTTTCGTCTCCATCAGCGGATCCTCTCCGCGAAGAAGCGGTGGCCGCCGACTTCTGCGACGAAGATCTGGCTCTCATGCCAGTCGCTCGTCACGAGGGCGGGGTTGTAGAAGTACATGACGGGGGCGTCGATGGCGACCTCGCCGCGGTCAAATACGGCCGCGACGGCGTCCTTGACGCTCTGCGTGGGGTCGGGGCGGTTGCTGGTGTAGCTGTAAATCACGACGGCCTCAGAGGGTTGTACGCCCTCCTTCTCGGCGGCGTTGAGAATACACTGAGCGACCAGCATTTGCCCCTCGAAGCTCTCGCCGCCAGACTCGGCCATGACGACACGCTCCACGGTGTCGCGCTCGCTGGCGCTGAGGTAGAAGCGGACGGGCGCCTCGGTCGGCTCCGGCGTCTGCGTACTCGCTGCGGGCGTCGTGACGACGACCGCCGGTTGCTCTGCGGTCGGCTTCGGGAGCTCCGTGACATTTTCACGGCCTCCGGCGATGGTCGAGATGACTGCGCCGATGCCGGCCACGATGACGGCAGCCGTCAAAAGGACGGCCGCCTGCCGGATCCGGGCCTTGGCACGGCGCCGGCGGCGTGTTATACTTTGGGTGCGGGATCCGTGCGCTGGCGAGCTGCCGGATGTTCTCGCAGGGGTCGCCCGGTCGCGTCGGGCGGCCCTTTCTTTTGTTGCTTCCATGGTTTTCTCCTTTCACTGGCCCCGGGCCGTCATGAGGGCCTCGCAGGCTGCGATTGTGAAGTCGCTGAACGCGGTCTCCCTGACGGTGTCGGCGGTCAGCAGGACGAGGTACTCGTCGTTGTAGTAGTCGATCTCCGGGCTGCGCTCCCGGCAGAGGTCGAGCTTCCTGCGGGCGTAGGGCTCGGAGCGTTCCCACAGGCTGTCGGGGATCCAGCGGCCGAGGTGCTCCTCGACGCGCTCGCGCAGCTCCTCGCTCGTGATGGTGATGGCCGGGGCCATGTTCTTCACCTCCGTGACATCCGGGCCGGGAGCGTCTGCTCGGGGCGCGTGATGCTCTTGTTGAAGCCCTGCGGCTCATAGCGCACGCCGGTGATCCGGCGGCCGCTGACGCCGTACTTGGGGTTATAGCCGAACAGGTTGACATAGCTGCCGAGGTCGTCCCGTTCCTCGTCCATGGCCTTCAGCACCTCGAACAGGGCGAGCACGTCGTCGATGGCCCGGTGGCTGTTCTGCACCTTGTCCTCCAGCTCGTAGGCGAGGATCGCATTGGCGAGCTTGTGGGGGTAGGGGCGGCGGTCTTTGTAGACCGTCAGGCTGTCCAGCCAGTCGAGGTGGCCGGGCTTGAAGCCCCGCAGCAGCTCCCGCAGAAAACAGGCGTCAAACTGCGCATTGTGGGCGATCATCAGGACGGGGCCGGGCTTGACCAGCTTGAGGAAGCGGCTGACGGCCGTGCCGCTCTGCACGCCCTCGGTCTCCAGCAGTCGGTCGGTTATGCCGGTGAGGGTGACGATATTCTCAGGGAGCTGCTCGCCCTCCGGCAGCTTGATGAAGGTGTCCATCTTGCCGGCGATCCGCAGGGCCCCGGCCGTGGTGCGCTCCACGCGCAGGGCCGCGAGCTCGATGATCTGGTTGTCCTCCGGGTCGAGGCCGCTGGTCTCTGTGTCGAAGATGACGAGGGCCTTGTAGCGGTCGAGCAGGCTGGAGAGGTTACTCATGGGCCACCTCCGCTTCCCGAAGCGCCCGCAGCTTCCCGAGCAGAAAGGAGATCTCGGCCGTGAACTGCTCCCCGGTGGCATAGGCGCCGCCGAACTGCTCGACCAGCTCCGCGACGATGGTGCCGGCCTCCTGCGGGCCGATGCCGGTGTCCTCTCCATCCACGAGGATCAGGAGATCGGAGTCCAGATAACAAGCGGGGCGCAGGCCGCGGTTGCCGTAGTAGGCGTAGTTCCAGCCCAGCGTGCCATCGTTCCAGACGTAGCGGGCGCTATGCTCGTACCCATTGGAGGCCGTGCTGTATGCGGTAGAGAGCCACCACCAGCCGTCGGCGTTGGGGATGACATCGCGGTTGCGCCGGTACTGGTCGACGGTCAGCGAGAAGATGGTGACGTTGCAGGTGCCGTAGTCCTTCAGGCCGTCATCGGCGGTCAGGTCGAGCTCGGTCTGGAGGAAGGCGTGCGGGCCCTTCACGGCGTCGATCAGGTTGTTGAGGTAGGGGCCGTTCATCCACTCTTTGCTGCTGGAGATGGCGAAGTTGTTGCGGTTGTCCTCGTCGAAGGGCTTGTCCGGGATCACCTCGAGGCGCAGACAGAGGGTACGGCCGGCGGGATCGTGCTCCAGCACCACCCACTTCTCGGCGGCGTAGGGGAACACGGTGCCGCGGGCGGCAGTCTTGAGGGCTTTCTTCATGGTTTTGCTCCTTTCGTTGTCTGCGGCCGGTCGTTCTGGCCGGGCCGCTGGTTTGGTAGTGTCTCGCCGGCGCGCAGCCGGCTCTCACAATGCGGGCAGATGTAGCCGCCGCGGGGGATCTGCTGGTATATGCTCACATTCCAGTAAAGCCCGCAGCCGACGCACTTGAACTTCACGAGCTCCCACCTCCTTCCGAAGCCAGCGCAGAGAAGAAGGCCCGCCGGATGCGGTTGCGGTATTTCTTGCGGACGCGGGCCCGCTTCGCGTGGAGGGCGTAGTGGCGCCACTTGGGAGGCGCACGGCACAGCAGGAAGTCGTCAAAGGCTCGGCCGATGGTGTTTACGATGGTTTTGGCAGCCCATACGGCCCACTCGATCATGCGGTTGATAGCCTCGATGATGTTGTCGAAGGCGTCGAGGATCCGCTGCACGGCCTCCGGGCTGAGCTTCATGTTGCTGGCGGCCTCTGCGATGCGCTCGATGGCCTCCTCGGTGGCGTTTGGGTAGCGGTCGGTCACAACCTCGACGAGGGCGGCGTGGGTGTCTCTGGCCTGCTGCATGGCCTCATAGTCCTCGGGGGTCATGCTGCCGTCGTAGGTGTAGGGGTCGAGCTCGTCCTCCGGGCCATCGACCAGCCGCTCGCTGAAGGGAAGGCCGGCCTCGGCCGCCTGCTGCCGGGCCGCTTCGATGTCGGCCCGGGCCTGCATGAGGGTGTCATCGTCGGCGAGGGCGTTGGTGCCCCGCTCGTAGTGCCAGCGGATGCCGGCGGCGATGTCGTCGATGGTCATGTCGCCGAAGCGGCCGAGGTAGTAGCCGTTCAGGGCCACAGCCCGGGGATCAAGGCGCAGGGCCTCGAGGGCGTCGTTAATGTCGTCCGTCTCCCACTCGTTGTTGCCGAGGTCGCTCCAGACGGTCAGGGCGTTCCACGAGCGGCCGGTGCGGTAGACAATTACCCAGCCGATCCCGTCGCGGATCTCGGCGGCGTACTCCCGGGCGATTTCTTTCAATGCTGCCATGCTGGTGCCTCCTCTCTGATGATGCGGACGACCGTGACGAGGTCGTCGATGTCGTGCTTGGTGATGTAGGTGTCGGTCTCGGAGAGCCCGAGGTGCCGCAGCAGCGGCTCGGGCCCGTCCAGCAGGAAGGTGTGGACGGCCACGGCGTTCAGCCGGTAGACTGTCACCTCCACGATGCAGCGGCCGCCGTCGTCCTCCAGCTCGGCCGGGAACGAGGCCCGGCAGAGCAGCGAGGCGTCGAACTTCATGGCGTTGGCTGTTGGCATTTTCTCCTCACTCCCTTCAAAACAGTGATAGTTGGATGGGCTCGTCGATTTTTGACCATCTAAAACGTGCGTCTCCCGGCGTCAGGACGCCATCATCTTCGAGCTTGAACCGCCGCTCGTAGTCGTGGACGGTTTTCCCGGGTTTCCCACCTCTGCCGGGTTTGAATGTGACAGGGCTGTCAATATCCCATTTGAGAAGCAGCTCCCACAGGTCGGGGTACATTTTCCGCAGGCTTCTCAGTTGGTCGACTCCTTGGTTGTGGCAAAACCAGCACCCGTCGCGGGCGGCGTTTTCGTAGGTCGGAGATAGCAGGCCGTTGTATTTGCACCATAGTCCACACAGATCCTCCTCCCATCCGAGCTCGACGAGCGGGAGCTTTATGCCCTCTCTCCCGATATGTGTAGCGATCCGATCCGGCTCGTCTGCGGCGATGCCGAGGTATTGCACTAATTTCCCGCCGCCCTCCGTGATCGCTTTCTCCATCTTGCGGATCGCTCCGACTTTTAGAGCTTTTTGGCACTCGGGATAGCCTATAAAGGGGAAGCCACAAATCTCGCCTTTCCTGTTTCCGCTTTCCCTGATGTGGTAAAACAGCTTTTCGTAGGTCATTTTCTCGGCCTGTTTCATGGCTTCGAGCTTGAGCTTTTGGCACCACGGGCCCCTCTGCATGGGGAAGCCCTTTATCGTCCCGGCGTTGTTGCCGGATTGAAGGACGTGGTAAAAGCCGTCGTTGTATGTGACCTTTTCCTTCTCGACGCCGTCGACTCTCGTGGCGCAGTAGTGCTCGACCGCGATGCCATAGTGCTCTAAGATGTAGGCGTCGACGTGAGCCTTGAAGGCCACAACGGGAGGATATTCTGCCGGGATGGTGTCAGTCGCCCACACGTCGGCGGTGACAATTCTGTCGAGCGGACAGCCTAAATGCTGGATCGCTCCGAGACAGGCGAGGCTGTCCTTGCCGTAGCTGAGCGAGAGGATGTATTCGGTGTTTTGCTCTCTCATGTGGATCCACCTCCCTGAAAACGAAAAAACACGGCCGCCGGCGGCGATCAGGCAGCAGCGCAGGTGCGCAGCTTGTCCATCTTCAGCGTCGGGGTCGTGTCTGTCTGTTTCATGGGGGCCATCTCCTTTCTTCGGCCCGGCGGTGCCGGGTGTTCTTGGCTACTGTGCGAGGGTTGCGACCGATTTCTTTCCCCTGCGCTTGAAGCTCTCACGGAGCCGCCTCTCGGCCAGCTCTGCGCTGTACCCCTCGCGCTGGTTTGCGTCCAGCTCGCCGGTCGCGCCGCGCTGGAGCTCCTTGTAGATCGTGGTGTAGTGGACGGAGAGGCGGGCCGCGATGTCGGCCGGCCGGTCTCCGATCAGGTGCCACGCCTCGATCTTCTTCCTGTCCTCGAAGGTCAGGTAGCGGTATTTTCCCGTCGGTCTCACCTCCGTCTTTTGGGGTCGATATAAAAAGAAAAATGCACAGGCGACTCATGTGAGTCTCTGTGCATTTAATAATAATGGGGGCGCTGCCGTTTGTCAAGAGTAAATGCTAAAAAAGTCTAAAAAATTTTTCAGCGGGCCAGAATGAGGGCCAGCTCCTCCCGGAAAAGCTGCTCGGAGCACAGAAAACCGAACATTTTGCGGGGGTAGCTGTTGAGCCATGCCTCGGCGGCCTTCACCTCTTGGGGCGAGAGGGTGCCGAGGTCTGTCCCCTTCGGGACGAGTCGCCGGATCAGGCCGTTTTGGTTTTCGTTGGTGCCGCGCTCGCTCGGCGTGTATGGGTGGCAGTAGTAGACGGTGGTGCGTTTTCCTTTCCCTCGGCGCTTGTTTTCGATGCCTTCAGCGTCCGAGAACTCGGTGCCGTTGTCGCAGGTGATGGAGAGGAAGATCTGCGGGAATAGAGCGCCCAGTTTCCGCTCGATGCCGTTGAGGGCCCGTCTTGTCCTTCATGGAGACGATGATCTCCCGGCGGGTCTTTCGCTCGGTCAGCATGAGCCACGTCCGCTTGTAGCCCTTGCCGCTCTCGAGACTGTCCATTTCCCAGTGGCCGAAGGTCGTGCGCGTGTTCACGATCTCCGGCCGCTTTTCTATGCTCTTTCCTGCCGGCTTTCTCGGGATGGCGCCCTCTGGCCGCTCTGGCTTCCTGCGGCGCTTCCCGTGCTGCGGTAACATTTCCACAGTGAGATCGTCGCCGAAGATCTCGCCCCTGATGTAGTTGTAGGCCGTGCTTGCGCAGATGTGCACCCGGAAGGGCCAGCCCATGACCTCGGCCTCTCCGATGGCTGCCTCGGGGCTGTACTTCTCGTCCCGGATCTTGCCGATCAGGTAGTCGGCGAGCTCGTAGTCGTTGCCGATCTTCAGCTCCGGGCCCTTCGCCCGCAGGTTGGCCTCATACCGAGCCTGCGCCCCGTCGGGGTTGTATCGGATCTCGGTCGTGTAGTCGCTGTTCAGGTGTTCATAGGTGCACCGCTTGAGCTCCCGGTAGATGGTGGTGTAATGGACGCCGACCTCCTTGGCGATGTCCACGACCTTCATGCCGGCGCGCCTGAAGGCGTCGATCTGCGTGCGCTGCGTTGGTGTCAGGTGGCTGAAGTGTTTCCCCATGGTGATCCCTCCGTGAAATAGAAAAAAGGGCGGCCGGCTGGCCGCCCTTTGTTGTCATCGCCTGTTGTATGCCGCGATCAGCGCCAGCGTCTCGTCGTCTGTGACGATGTCCTCCAGCCTGCACTCGAGAGCGACGCAGATCTTCAGGAGGGTTTTTAGCTTAGCCCCGGCGATGTCGCGGTCGTCCTGCTCGTAAGTCTGGAGGACTCGGCTGTTGATGTCGGCCTTCTTTGCGAGCTGAGACTGAGAGAGGCCGCGGCTTTCTCGCAGCGCCTTCAGTCTTTTCCCGGTGGTGATCGTTTCCATGTGGCGCCCTCCTTCGTTGGCTTTGTATGCCCTAACTATACAACATTTGTTGTATAATGTCAAGGGGCAAAGAGAAAAGCAGCCCGGCCGAGCGGCCGGGCTGCTGCTATTCTTTACCGAGCAGGTAGTAGATGGTCACGCCGAGGGCGTCTGCCAGATACTCGAGCTCGTAGTCTGCGACCACTCTGTCGCCCGTCTCGATCCGGCTGATGGCCTTCTGCGTGATGTCCAGCCCCGCGATCTGGATCTTGTACGCGAGGCGCTCCTGCGATATGCCGGCCCGCTCTCTGGCTTCGCGGACGCGCTCGCCTGAGATGTTGCAGCGGCCCTCTGGCCTGTATATTTTCAAATACGCGCCGCCTCCTTTTATGCCAAAGATGGGTAGTACCCGTTGACAATAACACGCCTCCAGTGATAATATTATCCCAAAGATGGCTAAACACTAAAAAACGCTAACAAGCAGACGAGTGAGGAGGTTTTTCAATGGGTTTACGGTTTCGGCGCAGCATAAAGATCGCCCCGGGCGTCCGCGTGAACTTGAATAAAAAGAGCGCGAGCGTGACCTTCGGCCCGAAGGGGCTGAAGCATACGGTCAGCACGACCGGGAAAAGCCACACGACCGTCGGCGTGCCCGGCACGGGCCTGTCGTACACCACCAGCAGCGACCAGCCGGCCCGCGTGCCGGCAGCCCAGCGGCCCACCTCTCCGAAAAGCAAGGCGGTCGTCCTGCCGCTTTGCATTTTCCTCGGGGTGCTCGGCGTACATCGCTACTATGTGGGGAAGATTGGCACAGGCGTCATCTGGACGCTGACGGCCGGCTTCTTCGGGATCGGCTGGATCGTGGACATCTTCACGGTCGCCCTCGGCGGCTTCTATGATGTCAACGGCTATGTCGTCCGCTTCCATCCGACCGACGCCGAGCTCGAAGCCGCAGCAGCACAGAGCGAAGCGAGCGAGGAGCCCACAGAGGAGGCCGCCGAGGAATAGGCCGCACAAACAGAAAAAGCCCGCCCGGGATCACTCCCGAGCGGGCTGTTTTTGTATATTCTGCCAGTTTCATAGCTTCAGGCCGGCGCCGATCCGCGCCATGCCGGTGGCAAGCTGCACAATTAGACCTTCTTGGTGTAGTCCAGCGAGATCCAGCCGGCCCCGCTCTTGAGCTTGCCCCACTTGGAGGCCCCGGGCCCGTCGCTCTCGGCGACGATGGTGTAGGTGCCCTTGTCGCGGATAGCCCCGTTGGTGCCGTAGTTGGTGCCGGGGCCCTTGCGGATGTTCAGCACGTCGGTCGTCACCTTCACGAGGTACGAGGTGGCCGTAGAGCTGCTGCTGGTCTTGATGTCTGCCGCGTCCGTCCACCCGTACACGGTGGAGCCGCCGCCGGAGACGGCGATCAGGTGGTAGGGGTGCGCCTTGCCCTTGGCGATGGCCGTGACCTTAGCCTTGCCGGGCTTGCAGCTCGACGCGCTCGTGGCCGTGGCGCTGACGTAGTGCTTGGAGCCGGTGAACTCCACCACGTCGCCGACCTTGATGTCGGCCGCGGCGGTGCCGGTGCTGCCCCCGGTGGAGGGCGTGGTGCTGCCGGATGTGGCGAGACGGCGGTTGACCTCGGCCGCGATCTCGTCTTGCAGGTTGTAGAGGTAGTCGCCCGGGCAGGCTTTCGCCGCGTAGTCCCGGTGCACGGTCATGTTGCAGCCGTTCAGGTGGTTGACGCGGGTGTTTTTGTTGGTAGACCAGGCGAGCTTCTTAATGCCGTTGCGCTTGCAGATGTCGGTCACGAGATCCAGCAGCGCGTCGTATGCCTTATCTCTGACGGCGTAGGGGTGCGTCGCGTCGCTGGCGACCTCGATGGTGACGGCGCGCTGGTCGTTGGCGTTAGACGACGTGCACCACGAGCGGTTGCCCTCGTCCACATAGAGAGCGATGCGGCCGTCGGGGCCGATGCCGTAGTTGCTGGACGCCTGCCGGCTGCTCTTGGCGAACAGAGCGCCACAGCTCTCGACGGAGAGCTGGCCGGCCATACAATGGATCGTGACGGTGTCGATCTTCTTGGTGCGCTTGCCCGAGTGGTTGGGGCTGAGCTTGGTGTAGGAGATCAGCGAGCTGTTACTCATCTTCGTCGTCCCCCTTTCCGTCACCGTCGAGCATGGCGTCAAGGGTCTTTTCATCCACGACATCGCCGTCCTCGTCGTAGATCAGGCCGGTCTCCTCGTCGTAGTTGAGCACGCCGGTGTAGGGAAGGTCGTCGTCGATCTCTCCGTTGTAGTAGCGCATATTCAGCGCGGGCTTTTTGTTCTCACTCATGTCTTTGGCCTCCTTTGCAAAATGAAGGGCGGGCCGTGTTGGCCCGCCCTTTGCTGGTTATTCGAGCGGCAGGGTGCCGCCGTTGAGCTGGTTGACTGCCGCCTCGATGGCCGCGTTGATGGCCTCCTCGTCCACGGTGAAGCCCATGGACGCGAGGAACTCGAGGACGTACTTCTTCTTTTCCTCGCCGCGGCCCTGCCCCTTGTAAAGCTGCTCGGCAGCGGCGACGCCGATCTTCACCCACTCGAGCAGCTCCTTGCGCTGCGCGTCGGTGGTCTTGCTCTTGATCCACGGGATCAGGAACACGCTGACGCCTGCGGCGAGCAGCGCGATGACGGCGTTAATGACGGGGGTGATGTCGATCATGTTCATCCTTTTGCCTCCTTGTCTGATGTGGTTGTGGTGGTGTACTCTCCGACGCCGGCCCCGCTGATGGGGTTGCCATCAGCGTCGAGGCCGTGCCGGTTGCGGCTGATCTTCTCGGTGGCCGACTTGGCCGCATAGCTCACGAGGTAGCCGATGCAGGCCGTGAAGATGGTGGTCGTGACATCGCTGGCGGTCTGCTGATCGCGGAAGGCCAGCACATAGGACGCCACGGCCGCGGCAGTTGCTACGAGGACGGCCCACGCCGCCAGCTTCTTCGAGAACTCCCACGGCCTGCGTCGGGCCTTGGCTTCCCGCTTGCGCCGGTATCTTCCCATGGGTGTCACCTCCCTCAGTAGATCGCGTGGATGCCCTGTTCGGTGAGGAAGTCCTTCTGCTCGTGTTTGATGCGCTTGGCGTACTCGAGGGCCGCCTCAGTCTCGCCGTTGGCGTGGCCGTTCTTCAGGGCGGTGGCCGTAGCCTCGCCGAGTGCGATGGCGGCCCCCACGCTGCGCACGAGAAGCACCTCGTTTCTCTCCCGGGCGGCGTCCCGGCGATCGAGCTCCTCGTCCCTCTTGGTGAGCCGGCGCTGGATCAGCCAGAAGCACAGGCCGGTGATGGCCGACGGGATCCCCATGAGGGCCACGAGCTGCGCGATGTCTAACTCGATCATGTAGCACCTCCGTCCCCGGCCTCTACGAGCTGCCAGCCCTGCGGATGGGTGTCCGGCGACCAGACATTGTTGTCGATGGTGCTCTCATAGATCTGGCCGTTGTAGATCACGCGGTCGCCGGTCTGGTAGGCGTCATGCGCGCCGGTAGGCTGGGTAAAGGCCGGGACGGTTTCGCCCGTCTCCTCGCCGCCGGTTTCAGTCTCTTGCCCCGGTTCCTGCTCTGTGCCGGGTTCCGTGGGCGTTTCGGGTTCCGGGGTTGTGTCGGGATCGCCTGCGGCGGTCACTTCCTCCCATCCCTCCGGGTAGGCTTCCGGGCTGTATGCGTTGGCCGTCTCCATCGTGGAGCGGTAGACCTTGCCATCAGTCCAGAGGCAGACCTCGCCCTTCTGGTAGCTGTCGTGGGCCCCGGTCGGCTGGATGAAGGGCTTTGCCTTCGTCGGGTCGGTGGTGTGGTAGGGCGCCCACTGTGCGGGGCTGTTGCCCGGCTCGATGTCCGGGTTGTTGTTGGTGTTGTGCGCTTGGCAGCAGCGCCAGCTCTGGCCCTCGTGGGTGCAGGCTTCGTTCAGCTCGTGGCTGCCGTCGCCCTTGGGGCCGGCCTTTGTCCACGCCGGCAGAAGATCCTCGCAGGCGACGATCTCGGTGCCTGTCAGGTCGCCCGTGGCTGCCTCCTTGGTGAAGGTCATGCGGGCGCTGCGCAGAGCGGCCTCGAGGCCGCTGTACTTGGTGCTCATGTGGTCAGCCCCCTCTCGATGGCGCCGGTCAGATCCTCCAGCTCATTCTCGAGGTCTGTGATGCGCTGCTTGTCCTCGGGAGAGGTGCCGCCGCTGCCGCCCCCGGCGGCTGCCTGCTCCTTCTCGTGGATGGCCTTGATGCTGTGTTCCATGAAGTAGACCATGCTGCTCCTCCTTTCTCGGGTGGTTTATGCAAAGTTGCCGCCGACCGACTGCACATAGCAAGCGCCCTCGGCAGAGCCGCGCAGGAGCTTCACCTTGACCTTGACGCCCCAGTTTTCGGCGGTCTTGGTCTGGTTGGTGAAGAAGTGCTTCTGGCTGTTGAGGGCCTTGGTGGTGATGTCCTCCCATGTGGGTTCGGCGTCGTTGCCGTTGTTGCAGATCCAGACCTGAAGGGTGGAGCCGGTCGGGAAACTGCCTTGAATGTTGACGAGTGCCTTGGTCGGCATATCGTCGGCCGCCATCGCCACAGTCTGTTCAAACTCGAGGGTATGCACGGCCTTGTCGAAGGACAGGGTGCGCACGGTGCTCTCGTTCTTGGCGTCGGTGGCGGTGATGGTCAGGGTGTGGTCGCCGTTCAGCAGCTTGAGCCACTGGTCGGCCGTGATCTCGAGCTCGTTGGTGTCGCCGAGGGTAGCGGTGTAGGTGCGCAGCGTGGTGGTGTCCAGCTTCTCCACGACCGTGACCTGATGGCCGTCGGCGTCGGTGACGGTGTACTCGTAGGAGGGCGGCGTGGTCGTGAAGCTGCCGAGGTCGGTGTCGGTGCCGCTGATGACGGGCGGCCGGTTGTTGGTGACGGTGCGCACGGCGCTGGTGGTGTACGCGCTCTCGGCCCCGGCCGTGTCGTATGCCTTGACGCGGTACTGCACGCTCTCCCATCCGTAGGTGATAGAGTCGGTGTAGCTGCGGGAGCTCCCGCTGTAAATCTGCGCCCATGTGCCGTCGTCCACCTTGCGCTCCAGCTTGTAGCCGGCGAGGTTGCCGTCGGGATCGGTCGACTGTCCCCACGAGATGCTCAGGTTTTCGCCGCCGATGACCTCGCTCGGGACAGTGATGGTGCCGGGGGCCGTGGGCGGCTGGTTGTAGACGATTGTGTAGCAGCCGTCCGGGTCGGTGGCGTCGGAGACCAGGAGATCAGAGGACAGATTACAAGCGGGGCGCAGGCCGTTGCCGCCGAAGTAGGCGTTGCCCCAGTTCAGCGAGCCATCGTCCCAGACGCGGCGGGCGCTGTAGGCCGACCCGGCATAGGCGTCCCGCAGCCAGTAGTACCACGCCTGATTGGCGTCGACATCGTAGTTGGAGTTGGCAGCGGCCGAGGTCGAGACGGTAGCGATGCGGCTGGAGTTGTCGCTGAATATCGCCAGCTTGCTGCCGCACACATGGTCGCCCGAGAGGTTGACCTCGGTGCAGGACAGGGGGAAAACCTTGTCCACACAGGTCTCCGTCCCGCCGCCGTCCGTGGAGCTCTTGCCGACGGTGATGGTGGTGGCGAGCAGGGCGGCCCGCTCGTTGGCCGTGAAGCCGTTGAGGAAGCCGGCGATGGTGTTGTAGGGGTTGTAGCCGCTCCAGACGTGGGACGAGTCGGGAGCCTGATCCGCCGAGTGCTGCGCGGTGTACCACCGGCCCGCGGCGGCGTCGCTGTTGAGCCACCGGCGCAGGTTGGAGTAGATGTAGCGGTTATTGCCGTAGTTTCGGCGGTCGCTGTTGCCGTTGGCCGGCTCCATCGCGTCGAAGCACAGCAGCTTGATGATCTGGTTGGTCACGAGGGTGACGCTGTTGGAAGGGTAGCCGGCGTGGTTTTTGTCGGCCTTGATCCAGATGATCGGCGCGCCGTAGAGGCTGCCGAACTTGATTTTTGCCTTGTTGGCAAGGCTTCCGAGAGTTTGAGGCATGAGTCTTGTCTCCTTTCGGTAGGTTTTAGCTCCGGGAAGTATGCGAAGAAATAGGCGTCCATGTTCTGCCGCAGGTGGTAGGTGTTGCCGTGCGAGATGTGGCCCGTCCAGCTTGCGTAGGATTGGCTCACGCTCTCGAGCGTCATCTTGCCCCTGTCCACGAGGCCGCGGAACTTGCGGATCTTCCGCTTCATGTTGTCGATGCTCTTGGCCCTCACCTTTCTGACCACCTTGCCGGTGCTCGTGAGATAGGTGTGGAAGCCGAGGAAGTCGATGCCGTTCTTGAGCGGGAAGATCTGCGTCTTGCCGTTCAGGCGAAGGCCGAGCGGCTTGATGTACTCCTCGATCCGCTTGAGGATCTCCCGGAGCAGCAGCTTGTCGCTGCTGATGATGTAGAAGTCATCCATGTAACGGCCATAGACGAGGCCGAGGTCATCCCGCAGCCAGTGGTCGAAGTCGTCCAGATAGAGCAGGGCGAGCAGTTGGCTCGACTGGTTGCCGATGGGGATCCCGGGGTCTGGCGTGCTGTCGATGACGATCCAGAGCAGCCACTCGACGAAGTCGATCAGCTCCTCGTCAGACAGGAAGGCCAGAGCCTTGCGGGCCTTCTCGAAGCAGACGGCGTGCAGCAGGGTGTAAAAGAACTTGGAAAAGTCACCTTTCAGCCCCCAGCCCTCGGCGTAGTCCCACTCCTCCATCGGCCGGTATGGCAGGCCGGCGGCCCGCCGGGCCTCCTCGTCTGCTGCCTTCCGGCTGAAAAAGTAGTGGCGCATGGCGTCGGCCAGACGGTCGAGGCCGTCGTGGGTGCCTTTTCCGATCTGCCCCGCATAGTTATCCCGGATGAAGCGCCGGGAGAACACGGGCTCGAGGACGTTGTCGCAGAGCGAGTGCTGGACGACTTTGCCCTCGAAGTCTATGGCAAGGACGAGCCGCTCCTTGGGCTCGTACACCTTGAAGGGATAGTAGGGCCCGAAGGTGTACTCGCGCCGCTGGAGGCGGTCAGAGAGGTCGGCCGTGCGCTCGATGGCCTCCATGCGGTAGCGCATGGCCGTGGGGTTGTCCCGCTTCCCGCAGCGGGTCTTGCGGTATGCTTTGTATAGCGAGTTGAAGCTGTTGACGATGTTCTCCATGTGAAAAAATCCCTGCCGTCGGCAGCTCCGGCCACGCTTTGCGT